ATTGAAACTTCTTCGACCTCATGCCCGTCAGGGATTTTAATGTCCACGCTTACCGTTTTCATTCGCTCACCTCTTTAACGAAAGTTCCATTCACCAGTCTCCCCTTGCGATCCTTGATTTCTTCCCAAGCCGCTTCCTGACATTGCTCAAGCGTCAATCCGTACTGTGCCGCGATGACCGTGAGCACTACCGAACAATCGCCGATTGCGTCAATGGTCTCCCGTATGTTGTCGCTGTATATCGCGTCGCGTAACTCCTCGACTTCTTCTTTAAGCTTGCCAAATTGATCCTTCGCCGTCGTGCCTCCGATGATATTCCGGTCGATCGCCCATTGCGTCACGCGATCCGACCACGGCCTCGGCGGCTGCGTTAGTCCGTGCAAGGCGAGTTCTTCGGGAGTGCATTCGCGGCAATGCGACCACACTTCCCCATTATGTGAAATGTAAATCACAACCCCATAATCGACTCCGCTGCCGCTGCCCGCGTATACGAGCCGGCCGAGCCTTCGCATTCCATCCGCATCGCCGAACATGCACCACGGCCGCCGCTGTGCGTCTTTGTCTGTCATCATTGCGTTATCCCCGCTTGCTTGAGTTCGTTTTCGGTTGCCCGACGGCACTGACGAAAATGTAAAATTGTTCGGTAGCTTGTAAGAACAACCCAGTTAGTGGCAGTCGGCGGGCCTACCAAAAGCCTGTACGGTCCTTGCCAAGAGTTTTCGTTATGGCTTTTGCCCATCACCCACGGCCGATCCTTTGCGTCCTCATCCGTCAGTGCCGCCAGTTCCTCGCCGTCGGTCGTGCCGGTGATCTGCATGGCATCAAGGTTGCGGATTAGCTGGACATAAAAATCAGTTCCGCCAAGCCATTCGTTTAGCCTGTTTCGCTGCAGGATCTTAAATAGTGTCCGCTGGTCGCGGGCTTCGTCTTGCGTTAGTTCGCGGTTCATTGCGTTTCCTCGCTTGTGGTTGCAAATAGGTCTAACTGATCTTCTGTCTTTTCGGTTTCAATTGACGCCATGTTTTTAACCGCCTGCCGATAGTAGCTCGGCTTTAGCTCGCATCCGATAGCACGCCTTCCGAGCTTTACCGCTCCGTAAGCCTCTGACCCAACTCCCATGAAAGGCGTCAAAACCGTCTCGCCTGGATTGCTCCACATTTCTACGCTGCGGTAAATAACGTCAAGCTGTAGCGGGTGCTGGTGCCTTTCGTCGTCTTTGTCCTTTGCCTCTTCGTATGGCAGTACGTTGTCGATGCGGATGTCATCCCAAAAGCATGAGGCGTAATGCCTCCAAACCCATTGGCTATACCGGTTCTCGGTCTGCTTCCCTTGATAGCCGCGGTATCGGTGCAGGTCTGAGGGTACTTCGCGTTCGCCGTGGTATTCCATTAGCCCATTGTCGTGCGTGACTGGAATCTTGTTTTCGCCACGCTTGCGAAACGGAATCAAGTAGTCAGCCGCGGCAACGTTTGTTTGCGTTGAATCCTCGCATATCTGGCGATGTGCTAAAGCTTTTGCCATCGTGCGAAGCCTGACCGATAGAGGCTCTTTCCATATGCAAATACGCGGCAAGTAATCCCAGCCTAGCTTTTCGTGCAGCCGAATAATGTCGCCTGGAAAATCGCTGTATCCGCATATGTTGCTGCCCTGCTTTGGCACATCCATGCAATGAACGGCAGAGATTCGCCCCGGCAGTGTAGCCCGAGTGATGTTCTCGACGATGTATGCGTAGTGCTCAAAAAATTCCTTGTACGTTCTGGCGTTCGACAAATCGCGAACACTAGACGAATAGTTGTAAAGGCACCCTCCGTTTTCGGTTGCGAATGGCGGAGAGTAGATCGACATGTGAACGGAATTGTCGGGAAGCTTTGCAAGCACTTCCGCAGAATCGCCGTTGTAAATCGCGTAGCGGTCTGTAATCGTTTGATCTAGGCAAGCCATTTCGGTAACTCCTCTTTTTCTGGGAAATAATCTTTCGTCGCCAAGTGCATGGCGTCTTTCATGTGTGCAACGATGCTCTTAAACATATGCTCTGACTGCTCGGCCTTTCGCCGAATGTTTTTCAAAATCCCGGCTTCGCCTTCGCCAACAATTAGCGAAACCTTGACGGGATGCTTCTGCTTAAACCGATAGCACCTCCTAACCGCTTGGTAGTATTGCTCATAGCTATGAGACGGAAACGAAACAACGTTATGACACCCCTGCCAATTCAATCCCCACGCCCCTAGCTTTGGCTTGAGAATTAGCCTCTTTAGCTCTCCCTTTGAAAACGCGGTAAGATACTCCTCTTTTTGCTCATCTGTCATGCTGCCTTTGACCTGCTCCGATTCATCGACAAGCTTTTCTAGTGCGTCCCCTTCCGGGTTAAGTTCGCACCAAATAACCGTCTGGCCTTTGTGGTCGTGTGCAATGTCGGCGGCCATTTCGCACCGCTCCTCAATGCTGTTTCGGCGTTCCTCGCGCTCCTCTCGCATGTCTCGGCCTGGAAGCGAAAACAGCATTCCCGCCCGAGTCTTTGCCGTTGCAACTACGATTTCCTTTTCGATAAGCGGCGGAAGATCAAATCCGTCATCCGAAAACCCAAGGTCAGAGGGCTTGCGAAGCGATCTTGCCCAACTGCAAACCCACGACCAAAAAGGCTCTTGAGCGTGACCGCGGAATCGGTACTTCGTCCGACCCCAGCCCAAGTGATCCTTGCCGGTTTCCTGCTTAAAAAACGTCGTGATCATGTCACGAAAACCAAGCAAGCCCAACGCCTCTGACGACGTGCCAAGCTCCCAAAAATCATTTGGGGCCGCGGTTGCCGTGCAAAGCAATCGGTATTGAATCCGCCGCATAAACTCCGTGACGATGTGCTTTCGCTCTGTCTTGGCGTCCTTGATACAACTTGATTCATCTCCGATAAATCCGCCAAACATCGTCGGATCAAACTTGTGCAACTGCTCGTAGTTTGTGATCCAAACGCACGGCGTACCGTCACACTTGCCATCCCGCGACCGCTTAGCTTCGATCCCAAACTTCGCCGCTTCCTCAATCATTTGAGCGCCGACTGCAATCGGCGTAGCAAGCAGTACCGGCTTATTTAGCCGCTTAACAACTTGCTCGCCAAACGCCAGTTCGATAGCGGTCTTGCCCATTCCGCAATCTGCAAAAACTGCCGATCGGCCGCGATTGCAAGCCCATTCAGTTAACGCCGATTGATAGTCGTACATCCACGCCGGCAGTTTACTTGGATTGAAACCATCGCCGCCGGCGTGCTGTGTTTTCGATCGTATAAATTGTTCGTAGCTCATTTCTCCAGGCTCCTAAACGGCATGCCCTTCCGCACCAAAACCGCTTGGATCTCCGCATCCGGGCTCGCTTCCCAGTCTCGCCAAATCGGATGCTCGATTCCTTCGCACGGCGTCGGGTCGAGGTGGTCGCGTTTGCGGCGACGTTGGATGATTGCTTCGGTGACGATGGATCCATCCATCCAGTGCGTGCAATTTAGCGACCCGCCTGAAACAATAACGCCTACTCTCCATAGTCCGCTTTCCCGCCATACAATTCTGTATTCCCATTCGTGATTTTCATCATCTTCGATCATCGCTTTGCCCTCTCTTTATTAGTCGTTTCAAAAATCCAAAATCTGTCTTTCGGCTTGTCCTCTACAAGCTTCAACCGCATTCCCAGCGAGCGGAAAAAGTCCTGTGCAATTGCGTCGGGCTCTTTCGCCGCGGCCCGCGTCAGCCGCTTGCCGTGCTTTGCTGTGATCAGGCGGATCGCTTCGGTGGCAATGCCGTGTCGCCGATAGTGCTGATTGATTGCGATCTTGCATATCGTCGCGGCGTCGCGCCTGAGTCGCACAAATACAAAGCCAACCTGATTATCACATTGGCGTATGACGTAGACACGCCTGCCGCGTTCCTTGATCCACTCCAAGTAATCAAGTATCGTCATATCGCCGAAAGATTCATCGTGCAGTAAATGAATAAAGGCATTGTCGGTCGGGCGTGCTAGCTCAACTGCGATCATTTGCGGCCTCGATTTCTTCGGGTGTTGCTCGGCGGGCTTGCTTCCATGCGTGGCGACCTTCTTGTCCGCGAACGACATATGGATGTTCGCTGTTGCAGTCTTCTTTGCACACGTATTCGAATGGCCCTCGCCAATCTCTGTCGCTTTCATCCCGCACCATCACCAGCAGCCGCGGCCAAACGCACGCATCCTCATCCGTTAGCGGCGGGTCGATGGGTACGATGTAGCGTGTGCCGTGAATCGGTGCGTCAAACTTGCTTTCCTGCGCCGGCCTGTCATTCCATTGCAAATCGTTGACGCTCCAGAATTTCACGTCCTTCCGCCGCCAATCGTCCGCGTTCGCCTTTCGGTAGCCTTCGGGAATCGGCGGCTCTGGCTCGACGTAGGGCTTGCCGTCGCTTGTGCGGTTTGACGCCTTGTTTAACAGATGCTCAACAACATCGGCCCAGTATTCGTGCCCTTCGTCAGTCTCAGCCCACACAAAAGAATC